TTTTGCCGTTGATGTAATTTTTTATTTAAAGTCAATCTGCAAGCGTTCTGAATTGCTTGGGTTAACAATAATTGTAGTGTTTTCTTTTGAGAAATCCGGATCAGTGATTAAACCTCTCGCCGCCAAATCATCAAACATGCTGTAAGCTAATTGCTTTACTTGTTTTGGGCTTATAGTATCAGTAACACGTACAGCCTGATTGTCACCTACCAGCGTTTTATCCTGTATATCCCTGACCATAATTATACGCCATGCAAACTCAATATTCCAATTTACATTCAACGCCCTCACTGATCTGTATTTTGGCGTTGTGTCGCCGTCAGGATGGTATGTTGTGAAATCGTCTTGTATTTCGTATACATCATTAACAAGCATTACTGTAGATGAACCACGTTTTGCCATGTAGTCACGGTTTGTATAGTCCGCAAAATCTCCAATATCCTTATTTACTGGAATTGGCATATCAGGATAAGATAATCCTTCGCCTCCAAGGTGTGGGTTATCGTTATATACTAGCGCCTTCGTAACAATAACATTTGCAGCCGCTTCCCATGTAAAACCTTTACTGTTTGGGGCTGGGCAAAGTTCATTTGTTACATTTATTTTTCTTGCCGCCGTTGTGTCTGTCAATGCAATAACGCCGGCCTTTGTGTCGCCATTATAACCAAAATAAGCAACAAAAGGCTTAAATACATTCGGTGCATAACGCCCTGTAGGGGCCGTTAAATCCGGTCTGCCGTTAAATGCTTCTAATTCGTCAAATTCGCTTGAACCATAAGGGTTTGTAACCATTGTAACCCATTCATTTTGGAACAATGCAAGACTTGGAGTTATATCAGGCGTTACAGTTCCATTTACTTTTGAAACCTCCGAATAAACTATCCCCGCTGCATTCCCATTGTCGTCAAAATCAATTTGCATTTCTGCACTTGTTAATCCGTTCCATTTTGTTGTAAATGCAACATCCAGTGTCGCCATTGCTGCCGTACATGGAGCTGATAAAGCTAACGCCATGACAGCGATAATCGAAGCCGTTACATCTGCTTGCAAATCACCTTTTGTTACCACATAATCATAACGTGTTTCAGGCGTTCCACGCCTTCCATTTATTACTAATGTATGTGTCGTTGTTTCTGTTACTGCGGAAGCTACTGCAACGCCTTTCGTTATTACCGTTGCAGTGGCGCCTCCGCCTTTTATTTGTGGGTAGCACGTAGTTTTCACGCCTCCTAAAAGGTTTGAGAATTTCGGGCGCAAAATTAACGCCTGTTGATGCAATGGACTACCATAACCGTACTTTTCAGCTACTTCTTGAGCCGTTGTAAAATCAAACGGATCAGTAGTCAATCTGGCTTGGTTTGCCTCATTCGCTTCACCAAAAACAGCAATACTTTGAGGTAGTCCTGATGTGGTGTTTGTGAAATTCTCACCTTTTAGAGTATAGCCTACAACCCTCGAAATTATATCACTCGCTAAACTCATATTTTTTATTTATTAATTTCTAATTTCAAATCATCGTTCATACTAGCATCGGCGCCTGTTAACCCCGTGCTATCTATTTGTCCGTTTTGCTCCCAGGACGTAACGCCCAAAACTATTTGCATAGCTTTCATATTAATGCCGTCACCCTGAACTTGTTGACCTATTGTATTTATGCTTTCAATTTTCGATCCTGAAACAATATTTCTATCTTCGACTCCAAGCGTTTGGTAGTAGTGTGCATCTTCTAATATATACCTTATAACGCCGATCAATTTTTCACAATCTACTGAACTTTTAGTGTCTCCCCTGTCGGTGTTAGTGTCTTTTGAACTTGTGTAGACTTCAATATTATATGTATATCTATATGTAGTTGTATCAGCGTTACTGTTTTCTTCTGTGCCCCCTGATAAGTATACTACAATAGCAGGAATTTCGGTTTTATCTATTGGCCTGAAACGCCCTTTGTATATAGATGCTTCAAATAATGGATTAGGTGCTAAAATGTGTTGATTTGCAAGCTCTTCACTTAAAACCAAAACAATCTGATCTATGATTTTTTCAAAATTCTGCTTAGGAATAATATGATCTATAACACTACTCATAATCTACTAAAAAACACGTTATCTGTCCTAATGTTTCATCCGGCATTACCTCGCTAATCTTATAAAGTTTGATAACTCCGGAACTGTCTGCATAACTAACAATATGGTCAATCAAAGCAACTTCTAAATTTGCGTTCCTGACGGTATATCCGGCGGCTGTTAAAATTGTTTCATTCAATGAAACATGTGCATTTTTCGAGTTTACCGGCATTCCATCAGTATCAATACTTAAATGATGCTTTGTCGCAAAACCTGTAATTATTGTGAATGCCGCGGCGTCATTAGGCTTAATACTTATTTCAGTACTCCAACCCATTGAATTATAATTCTGCATATCACGCCGCGCCAGTTCTAAAGTCATTACTTCTTGTTTTTGTTTGCCTTAGCTTCCGCCTCTGCTTTTGCCTTAGCTTCCGCCTTTGCTTTTGCCTTAGCTTCCGCCTCTACTTCTTTCACTTCCTCAAGGAAACCGCTGTCAAACGCCGCTTTAATTTCGGCCTCATAACGCTTCCATTTAGTTGACTCAGTGTCAAACATCTCTTTGTCTTCTTTTTCCCAAAGACGCCCAGCTAAATTGACACTAATTACCGTTTGTTTTATTTTATATATTGCCATTATACAAGTGTTTTAAGTGTGTAAATCTGGTCAACGCTTTTCGGTATAGCTATTGGAGCGCTTTTTATGTGATATTCATGAGTGAATTTCTTATCATCCACGCGATCCCAATTATAATACTCACGGCCGACACGCCCTATGTATGCTTTATCCCCTTTATCACCTGAAAGTCTTGCTCTAATGCCTGCGTGTGCCATTTCAAAATCAGTTCCTTTTGTTGGTATAATTACAACTTTTTTAGGGTTCCAATATTTTACAAATGTAGATGCATCCGAGTTATAACCATCATTGTAAACCCAAATGTGAGCAACATGTGTTTCTGCAACAATAGACCCCATATAAACCGCACCTGTGGATTTTATTTGTGGAAAAGTAACGTTTATTAACTTTACTTGCACAAAATTAGCCTTGTTTGTAAAATAATTTGATGCTTGCACGTATCCCCACATAGGACCATCCATGATAACATGACACTCACCATCTGCATTTTTACCAAATTCACGAATAAATTCACAGCCAGCGGATATATGTTTCCCTATTGGCGACCCTGCCGTGCTCCAAGGAGCAGAACCGGAAACGTCTACAATTGACGCCGCTTTTCTTTTAAAATTTATATTTGTGCCATTCACCAACGTTAAAACGCCAGACTCGAAAACTTGCAATGCTTGTTTTTCTTTTGCTCTGGCAATTTTCGCTCTCATTTGAACCATTCTTAATGCCATTTCAGAACCTAACGCCTTCAATGAATTTCCTGTTACTTCGGATGATTCATTATACACACGATCCCAACTCGCCAGCCCACAAACATCATAATATTCATGATATTTTGGAGGGATAAAACCCTTTTCACTGGTTATGGACCATTTGTTCCTTTGTCCATCTGAAAACTCATCTATATCAACAGAGATAAGCTCCAAACCTCGTTCAACTTCAAAATTCACCTGCCTTGCAGGCGTTGTCGTTACCTTAAAGAAGCTCTGTAAGAAATTTGTCGGCATTTTAGTCAACAAAAACTCGTTGTAGTCTTTTAGGTATTTTTTTTGTACGATTCCGCGTACTTCTGATACACTAATTCCCATTGTATTTTTTCCTTTCTTTTAAGAGTTGTCGCCAACTGAGTTTTCTACTCCTAACCTAAGAACAAAGCCCATTAATTGTAGCCATTGTCTTATAGTTTTCTTATCACTTGCCAAACCAACTTGAGTCGCCAATGTTTCAGCACCAGCAAAATTGATTTTTTCCTCTGCATATTTACCGGAAATAACAAGTTTTACCGGATCAGTGTCACCATCTGCGATTGTTTGATCTCTTGCACATATTCCATACGGATACTGCGATCCATTTGTGGCTGTAGCTACCAAAGGTATTACAAGTCCAGTCGCTGCGACTTGTCCCATAACTTCACCCTCTACCAATACGGTATCAGATCCGGAGGCGGTCAAATCCGAACTTACAAATTCGTTATCTCCCAATAACGCCTTGCTCCAATCATTTTCAACTATGATTGCATTTTCTGTGGATAATTTAACTGTTTGTCGTGGCATTATTCACCCTCCTTTCCTAGAACATCTTCTTCCAATGCTAACGCTTCAGGCGATTTTTGTTCTTTTTTAGCCTCTGTTTTAGGCTCTGTTATTTTGGTGTCAATTACCTCCGGGGCGTCCTCTTTTGTTTCCTCCAATTTGTGGGCTGAAATAGCTGGCTGTGAATTTATTCGTGAATTTGGTAAAAATGCAGATGGT